GCTACAATAGACTACGATGCATCAACTATGAATCCTACTTTCAGGTTCCTTGACGTCTTTCAGGCGCAGGGTGGTTCAGGTACATGCGGTGGTTGTGGAGCTGCTGGTGGATAAGGGAAGCTATTTCGGAGAACAGTATTGGCATTAATCGCTTTAGAAAACGCGGGAGAGACAGGAATTGTACAAGACATCCAACCGTGGCAGTTGCCCATCAATGCGTGGAGCGATGGCAATAATGTACGGATGGAGCATGGCTCTGTATTTAAATGCAAGGGCTATTCTTCAGTCATGGCAACTTGTCCCATTGCCCCTTATCATGTTGTCTACATCAAGGACGCATCTGGTAACAAGTATTGGATAGCGTGTGGTCTTACTGCTGTTCATGTTTATGCTGTAGCTACCACAACGTGGTCTGACATCACGCGATCAGCGGGTGTTTATGCGGCTACCGCAGCAGAGGGATGGACAAGCACCGTAATAGGCGGCGTGGTAATTCTAAATAACTTTGTAGACGCTCCTCAGTTCTGGGCAATCACAGCGGCAACAGGATTACCCAGCGCATCAACTGTTCTTGCTGACCTGACTAACTGGACCTCTACTGACCGCTGTAAGTCTATGAGGGCTTTCAGGTCTTTCTTGGTTGCTCTTAATATAGAAGATAAATCTTCTGGAGTATTGAAGCAGTCAAGAGTGGTCAAGTGGTCTACAGAGGCAGCGATACAGACTGTTCCCGCGTCATGGAACGAAAATGATGCTACGGTTGACGCTGGCGAATACGAGTTAGCCGACACCAAAGGGGCCATATTGGATGGTCTTCCTTTGCGTGATACTTTTATGATTTACAAGGACGATGCTGTTTATTCGATGACTTATGTTGGAACCCCTTTTATCTTTTCATTTAGGCAGCTTTCACCTTCAGTTGGGATTCTTTCTAAAAACTGTGTTGCTGAATTCGACGGAGGCCATTTTCTTTTCGGTAATGGTGACATTTACCTGAACGATGGTCAAAGAATTACATCCCTATTACCCCATAAAATGCGGGATCATGTATTCGCGCTATTAGACGGGGATCATATTGATAAGTCTTTTGTAGTTGCTGACTATGGAAGAACAGAGATGTTGGCTTGCTTTGTTTCTACGAGTGCTGGTACTGATAACCAATGCGATAGGGCTTTAATATGGAATTGGGTTAATAATACTTTTTCTATTAGGGACATACCCAATCTTGCGGACATCGGCTATGGAAGTGTGAAGAATGAGTTAGCTTACACAACTTGGGCTGCGGCAGCTTCCCTTTCTCCTTCTCCAACTTGGACAACTGCTATTGGAGCATGGGCTGTATCCTGGGATGATGTGGAGAATGTACTTCTTTTCGCTGACCCAGTAAGTACAAAACTATTTAGAGATGGCTCTGGCAATCAGGAAGGTACTACTAATATGGTATCTTATATTGAAAGAACAGGCTTGACCTTTACTGCTCAAAATCAGCCAGACCAATCAACAGTTAAGCGTATAAAAGCCATCTGGCCCAAGATGACCATAGCAAGTAGCGATACAGTAAATTTCTACATTGGCACACAGATGTCTACAGAAGAAGCCATCACGTGGAGTTCTCCAATAACCTTTAATCCAGACACACAGTCTAAGATATCTTGTAGGGCTAGTGGAAAACTATATGGAATCAAGATTGAATCCACAGGTGATACTTCTTGGAGACTTGATGGGTTAGAGTTTGAGTTAGACGATGCAGGCAGGCGTGGTTCGAGGTCTTACTAATGGCAATGGCTTCTGTAAAGAAGGTCAAGTCCGTAACAAGATACGAGCCAGGACCACTACCAGAGAAACCAGAGGATTTGGGAATCTATGTAGTTACAGAATTAAAGAGATTAGGAAGCATACTATTCAACCAATCGGTGATGAGACTTGAAGAAACAAACACAGCCCCCGCAAAACCAAGAGACGGAGACATCAGATACGCTGATGGATCTAACTGGAATCCAGGAGCGGGTACAGGAATTTATTGGTTCGATGGCACCAGTTGGAACAAGCTGTAAGGTTGGGGTAGTACACCCCGAAGAAGTTCCCAAACTCTGGAAGAAGGTATTGCCGCAAATAGAGCGATGCGTACCCCATTCAGAGGGAGAAATGGAAGCACCTGATTTTTATGTTGCCCTTGTTGACGGCGAAATGCAGTTATGGATAGCGGTAGAAGACGAAGAGGTTATCGCTTCTATGGTCACACAGATCATACCTTATCCCGCTAAGAAAGTACTTAGAGTGATTGCCATAGCTGGAGAAGATATGGATAAATGGTTCCACTTTCAGCCAGACTTAGAAGAGTTTGCAATCCTCATGGGCTGCTCCTCTTTAGAGGCGTGGGGAAGAAAGGGCTGGAAAAAGATACTGACAGACTGGAAAGACTCTTATGTTGTCTACACAAAAGAACTAGATAGAAGGTTACATTAATGGCTACAAAAAACGTAACAATACCCAAAAGTTATAAAGGACTAAAGGCAGTCTACATCACTCCTTCAGAGGAGGGATTGTTGCGTAGGACTTCTCACCCCAAAGGAGCATCCCAACCAGCGAAGGGTCCAGGTGGTTTATTGATGATGCAACCAAATGGTGGTGGCGAAGAAGAGTTTATTGCGTATGAAAAAAGAATGGCAGCAAAGAGAGCCGCAGCAAAAGCCCCAGCTCCTGCGCCAGCCCCAGCTCCTGCGCCAGCTGGCAGTTTTACCGCCTACGTAGAAAAGTATCCAGACCTAACAGCTGCATTTGCAAAATCTGGCGCTAAAAGTGCAGAAGCGTGGGGGGAGAAACATTACGAAAAGCATGGTTCTGGAGAAGGGCGTACAGTAGGAGGCGCAGCCCCGTCAACAGGCGGTGGTGACCTACTAAGTGCAGCCGCATTGAGTGGAACAGGGAGTTCTGCAGCTACGAGCGTTGGTCCCTTTGCCAGAACAAGAGGCGGCTATGACCCTGATGGTTATGTTGACTATACTAACACAAACCCTGCTTATTGGAGTTCTGTTGTTAGTTATTTTAAAGAACACCCCGAAGGAAATCCAAAAACTGGCGTATTAGGTATATGGATTCCCAACTTAGAGAAGGAAGGTGCTGAAAGAACCGCATTAGCTGCTATTGCTGGAGGCGTAACAGCGCATGATAATAGTAACTATTCTAACAGAACTGTTGATGACGCAAAAGCTAAAGCATTACACGCTGCTAGAGGCGATGCGGCTGGAGCGGCTGGTAGTTACAGAGGTGGCGCAGAAAAAGCAATCAGGTTAGCTGGAACCCACAGAGGGGGCGTACTTACCGACACTGGCTATGCTATGGGGTCTACAGCTCCTTCGGAGCATGGAGTTTATATAAAGGGTGGTGTGGTAGTTAAAGGCGCTGGGACAGACTATGTAGCAGGCGGTGGAGACTTTGGTGGTTTACTCAGTAGGGGTGATGCCATAACGGGCGATTGGCTTGATAGTGTTCTTGGTGCGCGGGATAAAGATGGTTTGCGTATCCGAGGTACTTACCCAGCAGTCGCTGGGGCTACAGGCTCTGGTGTTGCTGCTGGAGGAACAGCTACAGGCATGGGTACGTTCTATGGGGGTGGTGCAGACCCATTGGCTTCTATGCCTGGAGTTGCAGACTACACTGCTTATATGGACCCCAACTCAGTGTTTGGCGGTCGAAGTGGCAATGCAGCAGTAAGATCTGGATTATTGTATCAACCAATGGCTTCTGATTACGGAGCTAAAATGGCTGCGGCTGGTATGCCAGCGTTCTCTCCAACTGGCGGATTACTAGGCTCCCCTGGTGGTATGGGAGGAGTCAGAATAGGCGGAGTTGGAGCGCCAACCTACGGGGCGGCTCCTGGCGGATTCTCACCAGCAGCAATCGCTGCTGCGGGTGGAGGAACAGCGGCAGTAGGTTCTTCAGCAGGGCTAAGAGATGGACTGACAGCGGGAAGACACTCCACACATCTAGGAGCTTATCAGACAGCGGATGGTTCATGGGTCTGGGGTGAGAGGCCAGGTGGTGTGAGTGATGATCCAGAAGCTATAGCTGCCAGAGGACCAGCTTGGGGTGAGCCGCTGGGGACAAGTCTACCTGGACATGTCGCGGGATCGCTATCTGCAATGTTTAGCCTTCTTGGAAGTACTGAAGAGTCGAGAGCGGCGGCGGCGGCGGCGGCAGCAGCAGCAGCAGCCGAAGCGGGAACAGGACCGTCAGCAGGTGACATGGGTGCAGGTGGTATGGCTGGCGGCGGACTCGGTGGCGGTATCAGGTGAGAGGCTTACACGTAATGAGGATTAAATAATGTCAGGTGGATCAAGAGTAACTACACAAACTTCTGAGCCGTGGGATGCCCAGAAAAATTATCTAACGTCTGGCTTTAAGCAAGCTGCTGATATATATAGCAAAGGTCCAGCAGACTATTATTCTGGCTCAACTTTAGCTGGATTTACACCAGCAGAGACTGCGGCGCAGAAGGGTATTGCTGGGTATGTAACAGGCCCGAGAGCGGCAGGACAACAGTCTTATGCTGAAGGCGCTTTAACCAGAGGCTTGAGTGGCGAGGTTGACCTCACTAAGTTTAACCCAATGATGAGTGCCTTAGGAAGTCAAATGAAGAGCCAGCTAGAAGGTAAGGTCTTGCCTGGAATACGGCAGTCTATGGTTGAGTATCAGCCTGGAGGCTCTAGTAGAGGCGATCTAGTGCAGTCTCAGGCTATATCCGCAGCTAACCAACAGATGCTTAATAAAGCCGCTGAGATGTACGGAGGGGCTTATCAGGGGGCGCAGCAAAGAGCGACCCAGTGGGGTGGTATGTATCCATCAATTATGAATGCACCCTTGTCTACCTACGGAGCTTTGGGTCAGGTTGGAGAGCAGCAGCGAGGGATGCAACAAGAGGCAATCAACAGGGATATGGCTAAGTATCAGTACGATGTTAGCAAACCACAATCCCAGCTTGCCAATTATATGTCCATGATTTCTGGAGACTATGGTGGTACGACCACACAAGTTGCTCCTGGGCCTAGCGGCATGCAGCAAATGGCATCAATGGCTAGCATTATAGGGGCTTTGGGGATGTCTGATATTAGAGTTAAACGCAACATAGTACCTGAAGGAACATCTTGGAAAGGTTTAGACGTATATACCTATAACTACTTAGGTCAGTCAACAAGGCGTAGGGGCGTAATGGCTCAAGACGTTGAGAAGATTTATCCTAATGCTGTGTCTGAGTTTGGCGGTGTCAAGCATGTAGACTACGGAGCTATATAACGTGCGCTGGCAGAATTACGTAAGTGAGTTTAGCGGTCCTTGGAGTTTATTCAACAAAAAGAAAAAGAGTCCATTTAGTATGGATGTCTATCAACCTCCAATACAAACTGGTGATGCTTCCCTTGCGGAAAGTTTATATAGACAGACTCCTTTGACAAGTGAAGCCATTCTCTATGGGCCAGATCAAGGCGGTGCTGGTGTTGGTTTAAGTGGCACAGGTCGCTGGGGTAGTGATATTAAAGGCAAGAAAGGACTAGACTACGAGGCTATGATGGAGGCTTTAGCAGAACACGAATCAGCAGGGCCAGCAGGATGGGCTAGTATGGGTAAGCCTGGTGGGACTGGTGGCGGAGGTTTTAAATTGTCCCCCAACTCTATGGTTGAGAATATGGCTTCTAGTGGCCCGATTGACCTAGAGAAGCAGAAAAGAGAATGGTGGGAACGCTATCTTAGGAGCATAGCATAATGGCAGACTATCTACCAGAACCACAGTTTAGTTATACAAAACAACTAGAAGCGTATGACGAGCTTCTGCGGAAGAGAAAGAATAAGCAGAAGTGGGGAACTATCTTTAATAATATCGATGCTATGTCGAACCCCAACCATGTAGCTAGTGGAACATTCGCAAGAAATGAAAAGCGTATGGCTGGCTCTTATGGCACTTCGTTAGCCCAAGAATCCAAGAGACTGTCTCTTCTTGGCAAAGCTGAGAAGGAAGGCATACACCAAGAGATTAGTAAGCGTCTACAGGATGCTATAAAATCAAACAAAAGCATGTCAAGCAAGAGTGATTTTGATGCTTGGTTTGAAACCTTGGGGCCACACTTTGCTGGTCAGTATAAAACATATTTTGACATCTGGAAGGCTGGTGTAGGAGAGGAAAGGGCATACGAAGATCAGTTGATGCAGGATGTAACTTTCAAACAAGGTAATATTAAATTTGAGC